GGCAGTAATAGTTCCATTCTCACTCATTTTACCCATCTTAGTTTCAAGATTATCTAAAAATAATTTTAGTTTTTTTGGTTTTTTCGCACCAACCATTTTCATAGACGCATTAAAAGTTGCAATTGCTTCTACCTTCCCACCACTCATTAATTGTGAACCACCTGCTTTTTTCAATGAGATTCTCTCATCACTACTACCCAATATATCAGTTTTTGGAGTTTTGTTTGTACCACCCCAATCTGAACTCAATGCCGCAGTTGATGAACCTAATTGTGAAAGTGATTTTGATTTAATTAACTTTTTAAATGATTTTGATATTTTTTTAGCATCACTTCCATACTTTGGCCAAAATACCTTTGCTCGTTTCCACTCATCAGATGATTCAACAATGCCATTATATGCACAAATAATTAATGCTTCCCAATCTTCACCTTTTGGAGTTGCTCCACCTTTTTTAGCATGGATAAATAAATTTGCATTACCACCATCTCTTCTTGAAGCTGCAATTCTTATTTTCTTACCATCGGGTAATTCTAATGCCTTTACAAATTTCCCCTCACCATACGTTACAATAGATTCATCATCTTCAATAATTGTTAACATATCACCATTTTGAAGTTTTGGTGCCCATTTAGGTGGTTTTTCTTTATTAAAGATTATTTTATGACCAGGTTTATATATGTCATCTAAATAACTTGCTTCAAATAGCAACTTATCTTCTATAGTTTTATCCCCATTTTCTTTCGATTTAAAATCTACAACTTCGCCACTTTTAATATTTTTTGCTGTAAATGTTTCTTCTGCTTCTAAAACCAACATAACACTATCTACTATTTCAGTACTGATACCCTTTGATAAGCATATCTCTTTTAGTAAGGTTAAATGGTAAGCGTTTTTTGGATTAGGTACACCTGTGGGAACTATTCGTCTCCACTCTATAAAAAGGTTGTCTAGGTTAAAACTCATAATTCTTTAATGTCCCATATGTATTGCCAACTTTACTATGAATAATAAAGTCATCTTCTTGTAAGATTTTTTGGATGTCATGTATTGTTTCCTTTCCATCTTCTTTGGCGTAATCAAATAAAAAACTATCATAGTTGTAATGAACTATGTTAGTCTTCTTCTCTAATAAATATGTGTGTAATTTGTTTAAGATAACAACATTTCGTTCTGTTTCATACGATTGTATGTAGTAGTTAAATAACTTTTGAGCATTTAGATCACCTAAATTATCTCTCTTCATTGGTCGTTTATAAATATGTGATAAGATATGATTCCGAGTCATATATTCGTCATAAAGTACGGTTACTAGATTTTCTACACCCCTAAAGAACTCACTCATCTTAGCAATATCCTTTCGTACCCCACCATATAGATTCTGAAACGTTATTGTCTTTGCTTCTTCTCGTGTTACATTAAGGTCGTCTGCTAACTTACCATAAACCGATGAGTTACCGAAGTCATAGTCAATTAATTTAGCAATCAACCTTGGGTGATAAGAAGCAAAATCAAACTCTACAAATGTATCGTTAAGTGGTGAAAAACCCTTTCTCATATCAGGTGTAAGAGCAGCAAAGTTAAGATGGTGTATAGAGTTGGATGGTCTTGATGTGATTGTAAAAAAGTTATAGTTCTGATATATCTTTCTATTGTGAATATACTTTAACATATGCTCACCGAATATCTTTGTAAAGTCTGTATTTACTCCAATACCATTTTTTTCTAACTTACCGAAGGCATTTACAAAGTCATTGTGAAACTTCATAAATGTTTTTTCATTATACATACTATCATATTTTGGAACTTTTTCACATAATTGTTCTATCATCTTATCTAACGGATAGTAATATGTAAAATCATCTTGGTCATAAAAGTTATCCCATTGTATATGGTCAAGTGGTTTGTTAAGCATCCAATAATTTAAGATGTCGGCATAACATTGTGTGCGACCAGCAAAATCATTAGCATGTCCTACCTTCCAATCATCAATCAATATAGCCTCGTCTGGATAATCTATTTGTGATGTTGTATTTTCGTAGTGATTAGCATAAACTAACTTATGTTCTATAGCATCATACATAAGAACTAGCTTGTTTAGGGGATGTGATTTTGACCAGTTAGGCTTTGTAGTAACCATTTTTACCATATGGTAAGTTAAGGATAATTTAGTAGAAAGTCAAGTGTTATTATCCAAATCCAGTACCAGTTGCAGTTGGTGGTCGATAATTTGTTCCATAATCAACATTCACTTCTTTTTCTATTTCACCTGTAACATCAAGTATAGATTTTAAAATAGTGTGATATTTTTCCCATATTTTATTAGATATTGATTTAACATCACCCTTTAAATATAAACTAGGTATTTGAATAACAGGAAATGATTTGACACAATCATTGTTAGTAAAATTTATTATTTTAAATTGATTTTCTAGTTGATTTTCATCATAATCTATTTTTGGATTTATAGGCCAGTCTATTCTATATAAAAAATGAAATCCACTTCCTTTCCAATATTTTTGACCTATATGTGTTGAAATTGTTTGATTGTAATTTGTTAAAAAAGTATCAATCGCTTCTTGAAATGGATCTAATCCAATTTCATCAAACCAACCAAAGGTTTTATAAATAGTGTTTAATGAACTTTGAATATCCCCATACATATCACCCACTTTATCTCTATATATTTGAGATCCTACCCAAACTTGTCCAGGATTAGCCTTTTCAAATACATCTACTGATTTCGCTTTGTTATCACCTACAGCAAAAAATTTAGGTGAAAAAAAATCATCTTTAGCAGTTTCTTTCCATTTTTTCCAATCTATGATTTCATCACCTAGCATCAAATCGCTCATAGCAATTAACCAAGCAAGAACTTCTTCCTTAAATTTAACACTTTTATAATTTCCGGACATTAGAATAACTCTATTAGCTTTTGGAGGAAACTCTTTATATGTCCTAGAAAGTGCTTTAGGAAAGTAATGAACTAAATATGATTTCATAAAAACTTTTTCGGTTATAGATAATTCTGTTTGCTGTAAAATCTCAAACCGTCTAACCATATCTTTTTGTTCTGGATTAAATAATCCACTTTGTTTTTCTAAACCATTTAAAATATCTTCAAGTAAAATACCACTAGGAACTACCTTTACATAATTGGATAAATCATCTGATTTTTTTGAACCAAACTGATAATATTTTTTATCTGAATATGGTCGCATAACCGTATTATATGTTGTTTTCCAGTTTGATGTGGATACATTATGGTCAACACCTACTATCTGAAAGTAAACCCTTTCTTTAAAATGCTCTGGTAAAAAATTTATTGTAAAATAATCACCTATGTTTAAAAAGTTATTACCATATATCTCTAAAGTTAAACTGATTGGTAATACAGGTGAGATGGAGTTAGCATCGGTTTTTATAAATGAGTTGATTTTTGCTTTAATTAAATGAACATCCCTTTCACTATTTGCAGTAATTAATTCTCTTTTATCATCTTTTAATTCCTTTACACTTCTCTTATCTTTAGGATCATCTAGTCTACCTTTATCTAATTCTTGTATTTTTTCATTTTGTTTTTTCTTATATGACTCGTATCTGATGGATTTTACTTTTTTATTTCTTCCCGAAAATGTGTCTCCTAAAGTATTTGGAGTAGACGATAAAATTTTTGCTATATTTACATCAATGTCTTTTGTTTCTTGTATAGTTTCACCAAAAATAGGCAAATGTCTAATTTGAATTTTATTTTCAGTATCAGATTGTATGGTATTTAAAATATTAAATCTCATTAATTGAAAATCATCAAATAGTTTAGGGGTTGACAACCCACCAATAGCTATCATACTAGATAAACCAGCCTTTGGAGTTTCAAACTTTAAATCTACATTTTGAACAATTGTATTTCCACTTGTTATATCAAACTTAAAAGTTTCATCAGATTTTTTTTCAATAGGTTCAATGTTTACATCATGAAATGTCAATGAAGATTCAAAATCATTGTTTTTCATAACTCGAATATTAATTAAATTACCTGAATCTTCAAATATATTATCAAACAACCTTTCAAGAGCATCATTTATATTTGACGATGCTTCAAATGATTCTATTATAATAGCAGTTCTAATAAATAATTCTCGTAATGGTATTCTTCTTTTTAATCTGTCATCTTTTGTACCTTCCCACTCTCTTTCTTTCCCCCTTTCAGCAATAATAGTAGGTTTGTATCTGTTTGATGTTTCTTTACTATCCCAAGTATCTGGATAAAGAAAACTTAATGCTTTATCGGATGGACGAGGTGCTGTTTTCATCATAGCAAATAAGTCTACATCCCACCTAACATATACATTTCTACTATTAAATTTAGGCATGTTTGATGTCTTATCTACAGTTTCGGAAATTGTGTTTCCTTTAGAATCTTTTTTTACAGTTGTAGCTACATAATTATTTAAAAAGTCATCTTCAAAAACAGCAAATGAAATATATAAAGATTCTTTTTGATTTATACTAGATTGTTTATTTCTAGTAAAGTTTTGGTAAAATACACCAACTTTCTTTGAGTAATTATCTATTAATGGTTGGTCTATACTAGGTCCGGTTGTATTTGAATCAAAAAACTTTTTTATATTTTCAGCCCTTTCTTCTCTTGGTATTTGTTTCCATAAAGATGATTGACTTAGTTGTTCTCTAATTATTGTCTCTTCAATTGATCCGGATGTAGCGTTCCCACTTAAATATTTTAACATTACTATGTTTTCAAGAACATTTGTAAAAATAAATTTTAAATTATTATCTTCACTTATCTCTTTATCTAATAACTGATAATTAGCCGATACAAATTCTAATGTACATTCAAATGATTGGTTTTGATTTATATTAACATCATACTTGGTTACTTGACCACTAACAGTAGTTGTAAAACCACTTTTAATTTTATCATCATCGTTATAAATTGTATCATAAAAATTACCCATTTCTAAATCTGTATTATTTATAAAATCATTTGGATCATATAAATTAAAGGCTTTATCAGACCAACCAAAATCAACAAATATATGAGAACCTGGTTTTAAGAAAAAAGGTAAAAAGGTTTTATCAAAATCTTCTTTATTATGAACTACAAACTTGACAACCGTTCTTCGTAAAGCACCCAAAGAACCTTCTGCTCTTGAAGTTACTTCTGTCACACCAGCAGCAGGTTTCAGTAAAGGATTATTACCTAGTTCTGATGGTGCACCATAGTATTCTTGCATTATAGGATCTAATTCACTCGACTCATAAGAATTAAAACTATTATCATTAACTATATAAACCGAATTTTTAGATTGTTTAGTTTTATATTCATCTTTTATATCCCTTTCTACTTCAGAAACATTTACAGCAGTCCACATTCTAGCATATGGAGTTCTATCCCCAAGATATGTTTGTGTACTAGAATCAAAAGATGTATCACCTGTTAAAGGATCACCTGGTTGTATATCAAATGTACCTTTCTGTAAGTTTTTTAAATATTCTTGTATTTTAGGATCTATATTAGAACCAAAAATCTTTTTACTTAAATCCATGTTATTTTAATTTTGCTTGTTCTGTTGAAACCGGCACCCTTAACTGAGTTCCAGCCGGAATGTTATTGGATGATAAATTATTTACTGAAGCAATATACCACCACATTTCAGTTGTTCCGTAATACTGTTGTGCTATTAAATCACACCTATCACCTTGTGTAGCAATAAGAAGAATATCTGAATTTTTATCTTCGTGTTTTGGAAAACGTGCTGTTCCTATAGAAGTAAATCTTTTATTTTGAATCTTTGTTACATTATCGTATCTAGCCATAATTATGCTCCGTAAAAATTACTTTTCATATGCGGTGGTTTTTTACTTAATATCTGATAAGATATGTTTATATCAAATAATCTTGGCAATACTCTTAAAGCATCCCAATCACTTTCACCAGGCACGGTATATGATATTGATTTAATAAATCCAAATTGACCTTTTTTTCTAGTTCCAATGTGAGCCATATAAAGTTCCGTAAATGGTGGTTTCATTCTAGTTTGACTGTCTAAATTTTCATCTAAGGCATACTCAGGATAAGCTAAGCTTGTTAATTTTTCTAGCTTATCATACATCAATTTTTGTTCTATTAAGTTAGCAGGATGAATCTTTAGATTAAAACTTATATCTCTTTCAGCTCGTTCATACATATAAACAGCTTCACTTCTACCAATATAATTTACCGGAGTAAACGATGGGCTAACATTTTCTGTTATACCGGTTACAAATCCTCTAAAATAAATAAATCCATTATTTCTTAAATCTTTTATTTTTACATAAAAATCACCTTTTTTAGTTGGAGCTATTCGGTCATCAGATTCAGATGTTAGAGCTGGATGTAAAGAAACCTTATCAATATATTTAGTTTTTCCTGGTTTATTTCCTAAATCTATAAAAGGTGTTACTCTCCCCACGACTGGCAGTTGACCAAAATCAGCAGCTTCAAGTATAACTCTTAATTTTGTCTCATCCACAACTTGTTGAGCTTCACTAAAAAGAAATTTACTTGCTGGATTATTACCAGTAGGTAAATCTATAGAAAAGTCAAGAGCTTTATCAATCAGATCTTCAGCATAACGAGTAACATTATCTCCAAGATTACCGGATGCAAATCCAAGAAGCATTCGCCGAGAATAATCTATACCAGACAAAAGTGGATTAGTTATATCATTTGTACTTGGTGATGCTGGACCTCCAAGTGTGAATCTAGCATTTGTTTCACGATTTTGTATTAAATCTTGAGTTTCTTTTACTTTGGCATCGAGAGCAAGAGAACCTTGTTTCCTTAATTTTAAAACATCTACATTATTTTTTTTTATTGTTTTATCTTCATTTGTAGAAGATTCTTGTAACTCTTTAGTTTTAGCAATCTTAGTTTCTCTAAACAAAATATTTTTACTTAAATTATTGTATGCTGATTTTAAATTTTTTAATCCCATAATTAACCTCTAGCTGAAAGTGATTCTGTCCCACTTCCATCAAATTCTACCTCTGCAAGTAATGGAATATCTCTTCCACTAATACCTCCAGTTGAAACATTAATATTCATATTTCCACCACCACCAAAATTTGGCATTAAAGCACCGGCAGCTGGATATTCGTTTACTTTTTGAACTGGTATTGGATTGGTTGTTGCCAATACAGAATCTCTGGGATTTAATTCAAATGAACCAGCAGGACCACTCATATGAGTTATTCCACCAGGACCAGCATGGTAATCATTTACACCTCTAAAACCTTGTGATATTTCACTTACTATACCACCCAATGGAGTTAAAACAAAATTAAGAGCCTTAGCAATTAACATCAAAGGGGGACCAATTGTATTAGCAATAGCAACACCAAATATTTTTAATTCGTTCATCGTAGCAGTTAGTTCAGACATAGCATCTTTACCGATTATATCAGCAAATGATTTTGCTGTTTCTCCAGCTAACATATTTGCTTTATCTTGGTTAGCAACCATCTTTGCCATATCAGCTACACTAACACCAATAGATTTTGCTAAAGCTTGTCTTTGTATTACATTTAATTTATTAAATTCGGCTTCACTACCTAGTTGACTAACAATGTTTGACATCGCCCCTTCTATATCATTAGATAGTGCTAATTCTCTAGCTTTTTGAAAATTAAGTTGTTTTCCAATTAAAACTGATGCTTCTACTTCAGCGCCGATAGATTGTTCAAAATCCAATAAACCTTCTGCTATCTTTGAAGTAGTATCTAATGATAATCCTAATCCTCTAGCTTGAACGGCTGCTTTAGCGAGGTTATCACCACCATCTTGAGAAAACATAGCAAATGCTTCTGAAGCACCAGCCATATCCTTTAACACAGCAGACGGATTAACTCTGTTCATAGCAGCTAATTGAAAAGCACCTTCTGTTAATCTTTCTGATTGCTCACCACTTAAACCAGAAGTTGTTTGTAGGATACCACTTAATTTAGCAGCCTCTTCATTTGATAAACCTACTGCCCTAGCAGTATCAATTACTTGAGCAGATAAATTAGCAGACTCATCTATTGATAAACCAAATTCACTAGATAACGCACTTGTAGTAGCTACTACATCTTCCATCGTAGCACCGATACCGGTTACTGCTTCTTGTGAAGTTAATAATTCGTTTGTAAAACCCTTACCCAATGAATTTAAACTACCAAACTCTTTTCCTATAGCATCTATTGAACCAGCAAACTTTTGGGCTACATCAAATAACACTTTAAAAATAACAGCAGCACCCGCGGCTCTACCAGCAAACTTAGTCATATTTTTAGATGATAAATCACCTGCAGTTGCTACGCCTTTTTGCTGTATTCTTAAATCTGATGCGGTTTTTAGTACTCCCTTTGACTTTTTTCCATTTTTTATTCCAATATCACTAACCCTAGTTTGTATATCCGCTTGACTTAATAAACCATCTTTTATATCTTGTTGAAGAGAAACTACTTTTGATTTTTGTTGTTCATCCTCAAGTCCTAACCTACTAACGTTCTTTGCATTATCTTCAGCTTGTTGAGCTAAATTTACTTGTGCAGTTTCATAAAGCCTTGTTGTTTTAAGACCAATAGCGCTGGCAACATTTCCTTTTACTAATTGCTGTAATCTTGTAGAAAGGGAATTATTTGTTTTCGCTTCAAGTTTTTCACGATCAGATGTTAATCTACCTATAGTTTTAGCCGATTGAATATTAGCAGTAACCGCAGCTGTCTGTGCTTTTTTTACATTAGTAATTTTTTTTTCTAATTCTTTTATCTCTATTGCATTTTTTTTTATCTGTTTTTGCCTAGCTTCGTAGGTCTTTTGATAACCATTTTGAAGTTTAGCATTTTCTGCTTGTAATTCTTTGAGTTTTTTCTCGTTTTCAATATCAGATTGTCTAGCCATATTAATAAATATCAAACAGAAAGTTATTTAGGTGAAAATCTACGAGGAATTGTTGGTTGTTGTTTTGGTTGAGCATTATCCATTTTGTCTTTTTCTATCTTTTTAAACTTCATAAACTCTCTTAAATAAAAGTTTTTTAGATGGACAGGCATAGTGTATACATCGTTAAATGTAAAACCAGGCATACCATAGATTAGGTAGAAAATGGATTGATGTATATCTAATTTATCTTTAGGTTTGAGGCCAAAAAAACGTAACAGTAAGCGGAATTGACACGCTAACTGTTTCACCCCCTATTTTGATTTCCGATGTCATATCAATATCGGGAGAAATTTCTTGAATGTAACTTCTCAGTACCCTAGAATCACGAGCTAGCATGTTTTGTGAAAATGATGATATAGTTTCTGGTGTATTATCACCATCTACCTCTGTAATCGTATATCTTAATCTAGTTGTAATATCACTAGAGTATCCAACTTTTCTTGCCTGTTCTAAATCTTTTTCAATTAATTTTTCTTCTTTACCAGTAAGAAGTCTAAACTTTATTTTATTTTTTCCAATTGGAGTTTCGAAGTCAAAAGAGTTATCTGAATAATCAATTTTTTCTGATAATTCTCTGAACGGGCACTCTGTGAGATTAAATGTATGTTCCAATTTTTGTTCAGGATTATTTGGATTTGTTACCTCTACCGTATATTCGGGACCATATGCAAGAATACGAGCAGCAACTAATACAGCGTTTTTATCGCCCAATATTAAAGTTTCTTGATTTACTCCCTTTGTAACAATCAAACTATCCAGTAATTTATCAATAACCACACCCTTTTTAATAAGGTTTTCAGACATAAGAATGTCTTCTTCTTTTGTGGTCATATATTTAAGTTCTAATTTACCTTCAGCAAGTGGTGAATCTTTAGGATATACCTTTCCACCAGATGGTAGGTCTATAACTTCCGTAGGGAACTTATGATCTGACATTATAACTCCTTGTTGTATTTATAACAATTTTTTAGAATTCAAGTACAGCGTAATCGTATCTAAGTGTCAAAGTAATTTCGACAGGATTAGAATCACTAAAATCCAAGTCACCAAAACTAGCGTCTTGAATATAAGTACCATGTAGTGTCCATTTTTCAATAATGTCACCGACTGGTCCTAGTACTTGAAACGTAACATTTTTTTTGTATGTGTCTTGATAACCATCACGACCTGTAGTACTCTCATGATGAAGTCTTATCCACTCTATTACTGAAGAAGCAGCGGATGGAACTATCGGGTCATAAAGGGTTATCTGTAGTGTTTGCCACCGACCTTTACCTTTAACATATTTAGTTACATTCATATGTTCCAACACAACCTCATCAAAAGTTATTTGAGGTCTTTGTGCTGTTTTTATAGTATAAGCTGGGATACCTGTATCACCAAGCTCCATGATGAAACGGTTCTTTAATTTTGGTTCATATGGTGTGTACCATAATTCCTGTGGTGTTACTGTTGCCATTATTTTTCTCCTATAATGATAAATATCACTTTCCTAAAAATTATTCAGGAAAAGCAGCTCCGGTTGGTTGTACTACAAAGTCTAATACGATAAATTCAGCAGTTCTTGTAGGTTGGATAAATATCTGACCTACTAACATGTTTCTATCAATCGTTTCTGGTGTGTTGTTTGAATCATCCATCACCACTCTAAAAGCATTTATACCTTGATTTGCCTGAACTTCTTCCATATAAGGTTGAACCGTATTTATAAATTGGTTTCTTAAAGTGGCAGTATTTTGTTCAAATACAAGGTTTCTTGATGAACTTGCAACAAATGTTTTTAAGTTAATTAATAATCTTCTTACATTTACTCGGTCAAGAGCAGAAGCTTTCTTCTGTGTTGTTTTTTGTCCGAAAACAGTAACACCTTGTCCAGGAAATGTAGCAATCGGATTAACATTTGATTCATAAAGGTCATCACGATTTTTTTGTGTTAATTTTTTGTATGCCCTAATAGCACTATCAATTCCACCTCTATTTAATCCAGCAGGAGCAAACCAAGGTTGCCCGACTACATCGTTAAAATGATAAACACCAGCCATTACGGTTGATGGTGGAACAAATCTAAAATTACCAGTCGTAGCATCTTGAATCTGTACCCACGGATAGTAAACAGCAGCATAACTTGAGTTACGAACTTCTGTATTTGCTTTAGCAGTAGCTACCGAATCTGTTAAGTTAGTGTTATCATATACTAAGAAACAGTCACCTCTATCTTCACATAATTGAATAGCATCTTTTATGATAGGACTATGATCAGTTTGTTGATCAACAATTCCAGGTAGCATCAATAAATTAAAACTGTATTCGTCTCTGTTAGTTAGTAAACTTACAGCAGTAGCATAACCACCAGTTCCTATAGTATTATTACTTACTGATAAGTCAACACCTTGTGATTGAGTAGCGCTTATTGTATCATAAAAATTATATGGATGTTCTTGTTCAGTAACTCCACCAGATCCAACTGGTTTAGTTAAAGTACCAGCAGTTTGAGCAGAACCCATTGTATTTCCTGAACCTATAATATCATAAATATCCCCAAAAGCACCACCATGACTTCCACTACCAAGTGCTGGTAAAGAACCTGAAAGTCCACCAGCATTTGCAACATCCCCATTTGTATCAAGATAGTTTGGTGTTTTTTTATTAAGAGTTTTTACCCTTACATAATTAGACCTATTTGGAAATTCACCAGAAGGTCGTAAAAAAGCAACTCCATCTTCTGTAGCAATTGTATTTGTTTGATTTCCAATTCTTTTTAAGATATAATTAGTTGAATCTGGATCTAATGATAGATTAGCATGAGTTTCAATTATTTTCTTTTTCTTTATAGTATCATTACCTTGTCTAATTAAAAGGGTAAATGTACCTTTTTTATCATTCTTATTAGATACTTCCCAACGAAAGTTATCAGGTTGCCCACCGAAACTACCAGAACCAAATTGGTTATTTTCAACAGAACTTGTTAATGGTGTAAGTATTTGATCTGTTCCAAGTGAACTTGTACTATTAAATGATGGTCCATTACCTAAAGCTTCTAGTATAAAAACTGATGTGTCTGTTCCAGCTACGGCAGTTCGGCCGGGAACTGCAGTACCAAGAGCAATCTGATTAGCATCAGCTGATGTAACAGTAATTAAATCTTTATCTGTTGTTACAGCAGAAGTAGCAGTTAACGTGATAACTCCATCATCACTATGTACAGCATTAACATTACTCATACTATCAATTAACATCTCTACTTGTTCTGCTATTTGAGCTGCCTTTTGAGCGGCATTACCGACAAAAGCACCCATAGAAAGATTAGCAGCATCTGAAGAAAATTCAACTACATTAGTTCCATCTGCAGTTAGAAATGTTATTACTTGAGCAGTAGCACTTCCAACTTTTATAGAAAGTGTATCGCTGTTGGAAATTGCTGTCCCAGCAATTGTTACAGTTTGACTAGCAGATATGCCGGCAATTACATTCTGTTTTGCACCACCGACAACAGCGGTAGCTCTGTTTAAATCAGGTGTCCCTACTCTTACAACAGTAAGAGGACCACCTTGTCTTAAATATTCTTTAGCAGTATGAGAAGTTAAAAACTGATAGTTATCACTACCACTTTGTATTATTTCTCCAAACAATCTAACATATTCACCATAAGAATTAACTATGGTTGGTTCAAGAATAGGACCCTTTACAGTAGGACCAACTATAGCAGCTCCAACTGGACCCGGTGTCGCGGGTAAAAATGATTGGTCTATTTCGTTTGTGAATACACCCGGTGATACAATTTTTTCAGCCATTTAATTTCTCCGAAACTTTTAGGAATGATTTAAATATAATTATTCATATATAAATATTACCTATTTT